AATATCCGGATCTTCTGCCGGCGCGTTAGTGGCGGTATTGACGCCGTTACCGTCTGTCATGAAGGGCACAAAATAAACGCCCTCACTCTCCCTGTTTTTATACCCGCCGTACACGGTGTCGTATTGGGTAGCGTATGTATTTTTCCAGTAATACGTCGTGTCACCACAAATCCACGGCACATCTGCAGCGCTGCCACCATGGCACTGCGCGTTAAACACGGAGAGGTCAGCACGAAACTGTGTCAGCATGGCTGTAAACAGCGCAGGTTGCTGTGCGTGGGTGGCGGCGCTCATGTCAAACTCACCCTGCATCCAGCAGACGGCCAGCAGAACGTTTTTGGGATTTTTCTGCAATGCCGCTTTTGTGCGGGAAATCAGATCCTGATATAACGGCTTGCCCACCCCCCAGCGTGCCGAATCCTGACTGGCCCCCGTGGACTCGCTGAATGTCCCCTCCGCGCCCTGGGTAAATGCCGAACCACCACGACAGCATGGTACCAGCAGGATCCCCGCGTTATTCGGGATATACGGGAGCAGTTTTTTGGCAATATGTAAACCCTGGCCGACACAGCCGTACTGCCCTTTGCTCAGGTCAGCCCTCGGATGATTCAGCGTACTCATATCCTGCACATCATGCAGACAGTGGTCAGCCGGAATAATATCGTTATATCTGCAGGCAGCCCCGCCCGGCGTCACTGTACTGCGGCGCGCCAGCTGTTTAATGCGCGGATCCGGAGCATCGTATGAATCCGGCAGCGGAAGCCCTTCACCGTAAGCCATGGCATTGGACTGCCCGGCCAGTACGATGACGTAGTACCAATCCGGCTCAGATGAAGGGCCGACCTGTGGCTCTCCTTCAATAGCCACCGCCTGCATCAGTGTGTACGGCGTAATGGCAACCGGTCCGCCATATGGCTGCCAGCCCTCTTTCAGTTTGTGTGTCAGCTTTTCCGCAAGGTCTGACGGCGACGCCGCCCTGACAACATCATAATGTTTAATCGACATCGAATTTCTCCCGTGTAGAGGAACAGAGTTAAAAAGCCGGAAGCGGAATCAAATCACAGGATGACCATCTGCCAGTGGCTGGTCGTAAAAAAAAGGCCGCGCCATGCGCAGCCGAAAATAAAGGGATAACGATGATAGTTTGAGAAAAACAGAAATAACACTTTTGTGGCAAAGCATGGTGCCGGGTGCCTCCCGGTGAATTCAGTATCAGCACCTGAATCCGCGATTACCCCATATTCCTTCTTGCTGATTGCCCCACCGCACAGGGGGATTCACCATGCAGAAGTGTTTTTAATAAACAGCAAACAAAAAAATCAAGCATTATGCAGGCTGTTTCTTTTTATCACCGGCCACAGCAATACCATAATGCCGCAGACCAGCACCCCATCCGCCAGCACCGACATGATTCTGCTGGTGAAATCCACCATCACCACCAGAAACAGCAGGAGTGCAGCCACAGTCAGGCGCAGTTTTACCGTCACAGGTAATTCTCCAGACGAAGACCCAGAACACCGGCAATCTCTTCCAGCACCTTGCGCTCTTCCGGCTCAATTTCGCCGTCTGCCTCCGCAATGGCCACCGCCACATCCAGCACATCTTCCGCTTCACGCGTATCGTGTTTCACATCCTCGATCTCACGTAACGCCGCACGACGACCAGTTTTAAAGTTCGTATCCAGCTGACCGATAATGGTTGCGCTAATCGCATTAATTTCTGACGTAAACGCGTACAGCGCAGGCTGATTACGCAGTACCTGTTCGATCTTCGCTTTCTAGGAAGCCTCACATTCACCATCTGCACAGGCCACCAGGTATGCGGCGTTAATCACCACCTGTGCCAGATCGCGTTTTTCAAACTTTTTAATTTCCGTTGCCGCTCTGCGGGCTTTTTTTACCAAAAATACCAAACATCGTGACGTTCCTTTGGGTGGGTGAGCCAACGCCCGGGAGCGATCTGCCCACAGAGAAAGTCACACTGACCACTCCATAAGCTCCCCCCGAAAGGCTCTGTGGTTGGTATGCGCCGGGCGTGGTGCGGATACAAAAAAGGTCCGCAAAAGCGAGCGAGGGAAAATAAGTGTGGTGCGTTGTACTGGGTTCGAACCAGTGACCGATTGCTTAGAAGGCAATTGCTCTGTCCGGCTGAGCTAAAAACGCAGAATACCGATAATGGACCGCCATCGGAGACTCGAACCCCGCGAAACCAGCTTCGAAGGCTGGCGTTCTATCCCGATGAGCTAATGGCGGTATGTGATGGTGGCCCTTGCTGGATTTGAACCAGCGGCCTGGCGATTATGAGTCGCTCGCTCTCACCACTGAGCTAAAGGGCCGGGCGCAGGATAATAACGTTACGAAATCAATGTTGCAAGCATTCAAGAATCACCTGGTTAAAAATTACCCTTGCTTCCTCCACCAGCGCATTCACCATGTCTATCCGAGATAAGTGGCACAAAAAAACCCGCTTGTGGGCGGGTTTTGTTTGCTTTTGCCATCACGTACAAAATCGGCAAAATATCAGATTTGCATGAAATATATGCCTTTCAATCTACTTTTGCAACACTTTGCTTTGAAAATGCCGCCTTTTGTTTTGAACGCGTTCTCATTACAAACAATAAAGCCTCACTATCCAGTCGGTGAAAAATGTGTTTCATTGCAACCCAGTGACGAGTAAATGTTTTGGACCAGTTTTTAGTTGTCACTCCCACCAGTAATGCCAGCTCCTTGTATTCATAACCTTCCCCACCAAAAAGTTCTGCTTTTACTGCCTGCGCCGCCAGCCAGATTAATTTTTTCAGGCGTTCCTGCGTTTTCCCTGCAATTTTTCTGGTACCGGATTGAGTATTAAATTCATTCCACGCCCACTGTGTTATCGCGATCTGATATTCCCAACAAATACTCCCGCTGTAACACCACAACAACCAGGCTTTATGATGTTCTTCAAGAGACAGAACAGCCCGCCGCCACGATGATGTCGAAAACTCAATCGGACTGACCAGAGGAATTGACGTCCCCTTCGCCAGCGATTGCTTTCCCGGGATTGGTGGATTATCCCGCGTTATCATTTTTCCAGTCACTTCATCGCGGTACCGGATTTTTTTACGCCTGTAACGCCCTGTATCGAACATGGCATTCTCCTGCCAGGCTTCAAGCTGACCTTTTGTTGCCCCACTCAAATCAGCGGTGGCGATAATGAGCTGCTCACGCACAAACTGTAAATACTGGTTATTCATGCGCACCCCAGTTCTGTGATTTTTATCCCCAACCGCCCACCAGGAACAAGCTGACCGCGCACAATATTAATTTCATCAAACTGCTCGTCGTCTATGAGCAGCCCCGCATGCGTCAGTGCATCCAGTGGTGCCTTCAGGATATTGTCCAGGTCACGACGGCGCTTATCCGGTGGCTCTGCAATAATTTTTATTGCCAGCCTTCCGGACAGGTTTAATTTCAGTTGCTGCTGGCGAACAATAAGCGCCACATCACGGCGATAACGCTCACCGACTTTTGATACAAAATATGTGCTGCCACGACGCCGCCAGTAGGTGTTCACCGTTGGCGGGTAAGGCAAAACAAACTCTATACGCATCAGTAACCTCTTTTACCCGAGCACGCCGGTTGCAAAGGCGTGATCAAGAAAACGAAAAATTAAATCAATCTGGGAACCATGCTTTTCTTCGAACGCCAGCGGATCCGCATGAAGCTCGTTGTGATGCTCCCGACACAGCGGTAGCGTGAAAATATCGTGGGATTTTGTTCCCATCCCTCCCTGACCGTGACCAATCAGGTGATGGGGATCGTCGGCTGGCTGACCACAACACGCACACGGCTGTGTCTTCACCCAGCTCGTATATTTCTCATTTACCCAACGGCGACGTTTAGGTCGCCTCATGAAAGATTCCGGAGACTCCGGATCAACGGTAATGCTGACCACCGCCTTTTCCTGTGCTGGGTTCTGTGGCTGGTGGGTGTGAAGCAACGGCGCAAGATTTTTTGTGCGCTGCTTCAGTATGCTGGTGGCGGTCTGCTCTCCCGGTACGATGTCGCTTTCGCGGTACAAGGAGCGGATTTTTTCCGCACGCAACCCCAGTGAACGACGTAATACAGCTTCCGGTAGCGCGTCCGCCACCTGATTGCGGACCGCCCACCAGGATAATTCAGCCAGAGATAATTCCCGCTCCTGTGTGCCATTCATTGCATGGCGTATGACGTCAATCATCCATGCTGACAGGTTTTGATGAGCAAGTTGCCCGAGTGATTCAGAGGTCTGGTCACGCAGCTGGTTGTCGCAGTGCCAGCACAACACCATCGCGCCGGTACCGTAACGATGTATGACGGTTTCACTGTGATGATAGTCACCATGAGGCCACTGGCAGGATTTGACATGACGCAACAGCCAGTCAGACAGTGCACCAGCGCCGCCAGCAGCACGAATCACCCGCTCATCGCTGAAAAATGGCAGTAATGATTTATCCTCCGCCAGCGGCTGGCGAACGGCAGGAACGACTCCGGACGGCAGACCGCGCATGCTTTTTGGTTCCGGCTCCACCAGCACTCGAGGGTTATGAAATACCTGCATGGATTCACGGCCCGGCTTAAGGACCACCAGCCCAAGTTCCGGTACCGGAACAGGTCGAAGTAATACCCGCACGTTACCTCCAGATGCGTTGCTGGAATGTGCGGGACGGACGCGGTGGGCGTTCGGAATAAGGGAGCCTGACGTAGATTATCCAGTGACGATAATCGAGGCTGAGGGCTTTCCTAAACTCATACCCACGCCTGCGGTAGTTCTGAATCAGCCATTCGGCCTGTTCTTCAGTGCATGGGTCATGCTGGTACCAGTCATATTTGAATGCATGAGAACGCCGCCCGTGCCTGCTGGCAAAGACGGCTGAATTATCAGAATTGTGTGGTCTGGAATTTTGCGCCATCGGTTTTCTCCGGTGGCACAGTGTTACTCAACAGGGGTTCAGCCCTGTGCTGAATTGTAGATGAATTTACTCATCTTCAAAAGCAGAAAAACCAGCCTTAAGCCCAGCTTCTTTCAGAGACTGCAATGATGTGACAAATTCATTTTCACGCAAAATAAAACCATCTGTCACAAGTTCATCCACAAAATAAATTAACGCAGCTCCACTCTTCCTTTGTTTAGATTGTAAACATTTAATACGGCAGTGACTGACAATAGCACCATTCTCAACGCGCACAGTATAGAGGCCATCTTCAGTAAAAATTTCACGTAATTCTTCGATTTTCATCAACAGAATCCTTCCAGATAAATAGCACTCCCCTGTTCGGGGTCCATCCCTCTTATCCCTGCGCGCTACTTAAGTATTTTTGATTCTATTCCGGCACCGCCCAGAACTTCAAACGCGTTGAAAATAAAAACAAAAACCCGCCGAAGCGGGTTAAATGCGGGTGCGTTGAGAATGCCTGACACATCAGAGGTGGCGAGGGATTTCTCCCCCGCCGGGTCTCTTACTCCTCAGATTCGTAAGCTGTGAAGACAGCGACCTCCGTCTGGCCGGTTCGGATTCGTACCTCGCAGAGGTCTTTCCTCGTTACCAGTGCCGTCACTATGACGGTTAAACAGATGACGATCAGGGCGATTAACATCGCCTTTTGCTGCTTCATAGCCTGCTTCTCC